GCATACCACGAACAATGTCAGCAAAGCTGTCAACGTCACGGTAAGACTCGGTCTTGTTGATCTGCTCAGCAGTAGCTACAGCGGAGTCATGTCCAGCAACGATAACACCGTAGTTGGCGTTCTGGTTTGCAGTACCAACGGTACCTGGGCCAGTGCCTACGTTTGGCAAGTTGTTGGAGACGTATACGCGGAAGCCATTCCAGTTGTTCAGAACCAGACCGTTGCGGAGTGCACCGGAGTCACCGAAGTCAGCGTTAAGGAAACGAGAGTCCTCGTCCATAAGAACTTCCAGCATGACTGGGTCAATAACCAACCAGCGTCCACCCTTCTCAACGTTCTGTTGATCAAGCAAGCGGCCCATACGGTTAATAATCATGACAGGGGAAGCATAAGCAGTTGGCAGAGCAGTAGCACCAGGCAAACGAGCAGCCACAGGGATCGAGTGATCACCAGCAGAAGTAGTCGTGATGTTACCGAACGAACCCTTAAGCAACTTCATAGAAGTCAGGAGTTCGTCTGTACCTGCAGTAGAGACAGCAACCGTACCGTTGGTGACTGTGTTCACTGCGTCAGCGTTTACGTGGTTAGCAGACTGAGCGTAGCCTGAGAGGTAACCCAAGACTTCTTGGTCGTGGTTATCAGCCAAGCGGTAAGCCGCACGGTCAGTAGCCAAGCCCATGAAGTTAACGTGGGAGTGAGAAGTCTCAATGTCGTCACACTTGAAGGCGAAGTAGTTAGCCTTGTCGATGACCAGAGAGAAGTCTTCGTCGTCCAAGTCTTGAGCAGACACTTGTGTGCCACGCTTGTACTCACTTACAGAAATCTCTGGCTCTTTGATGATACGAACCGTATCGCCTTGAGCTGCAATCTCACCGAAGTAATCAGAGTTGGTTACGTCACCAACAACTGTTGCTTTACGGAATGCAAGTTGTACTTTCTTTGAATAGATTACGGAACTGAAGTTACCGTTTGGTAGGTTGCCGTGACCGGCTGCTGAATTAAAAGCCATTGTGTTATCCTCTTAGATATCATTGTTATGTTGAATAGCTATCTGTGTTCCAAGAGGCTGACTCTTTCAGAGGTGTCTCATCTCCCGCTAAGGAGACTCAAGGCTCTTACTTTATCAGGTAGTTCTTCTACTAACGATTAAGCTTTAGTGCTATATCGGGTACCGAGAGGGAAGGTGTCAGTTGCCTGGGCTTCATTCTCGATACCCTTAGTTATACTCTAACTCACTAAGATGTCAAGTATTACTTCTTCATATCGTACTTAAAGTTGCCTGAGGAGATAGCTTTCATGATATCTTCCTCATTCTTAGCGTACCATGCATCAGACTCACGGGCTACTTGAGACTCAGAGAACTGCTTACCAGTACCATCAGCATCAAGTTTAGCAGGTGCGCCCTTGGCCTTTACGTCTGAAGCAGCATCCTTAGCGTTCTGCTTCTTAGCAGCAGGTGTGAGGTTGTTGTCCATCTTGTAAAGGTTGATAACACTGATGACAGCCTTAGCGTCTTCTTGGTTATCGTACAGTGCGTTCTTGACCCAGTCAGATTGTTCATCCACCCAGTCGTGGAAACCATCAGCTTCCTTCAGGGTATCAAAGTCAGAGTGAGCCTTACGGATTTCAATCTCTGCTTTGCTACGTTTAGTCTCATAGTTAAGGTCATCCAGTTCTTTAAACCGAGAGTCAGTCTGCTTAAACATCTCCTGAGCTTTACGCTGGGCAATGGTCTCAACGATACCAGCGATGTCAGGGTACTTTGAAGCCCATGCTTCGATGTCTTCGTCTGACTTAGGGGGAGCAATACCTTTAGCGCCGCCTTCCTTGAGAGCGGCAAGCTCAGCTTTATACTTAGCTTCCTGTTCCTGTTGGTGACGCCGTAGGTCTCCGTAGCGCTTCTTGAAGGTGGACTCCTCTTTGGATAGCTTAGGTTCGTCCTCCTCGGCAGGCTCTTCTTTTACCTTAGCTACCTTTGGTTCACCTTCGACTTCAGGCTCTTCTTCCTCTTCAGTCTCTCCGCTCTCAAGCTTCATGAGTTCTTCGAGTTCCTTCTCATCAGCTTCCATGCGTTTGCGATTACTACGGTTATTGTACCGTGGGTCAATCATCACAGACTTAGCTTGTTCGCGTACCATTTCGTTAGACATTTGTAGTTCTCCAGTTGGGGCCGCTTATAGCGGGTTGCCGTTAAGTTGTTGTAGTTTACTTCTTCTTTGTCGTTCGTTTAGTCACAAGACCACCTTTGTTTCTTCCGTTCTCGTCTTTAGTTCCTCCAGACTTGTTAGCTACTTTACCTGTTGAAGGTGACGAAGATGTGTTAGTGCTGGTGTGTGTCTTGGATTGATTCCTTGAGTTGTTCCTGTAGTCTCTGCCATCTTCACTAGGTGCTGCCGTTGAAACAGAAGCCTTAATTCCAGCACCTTCTGCATTTCTTTTAGCAGCATACTCAGCTTCTGAAACACGTTCTGCCCCTGAGCTGCGAGAAGCTGCAGCAGGTCGTCCTGCGAGAGACTCTTGGTAGTTCTGGAAGATACGATCCCCATCGGAGAACTTCTCAGACCAGCTGCCAATAACACCGTAGTTCTCACGGGCTTCGTTAGCCATACCCATGAGACGGTCAGAAGACTCTTGGTTACCAATAGAAGCGTAGTACTGTCCAGCAGCACTAACCTCTGCAATATGCCGCAGCTCTAGGGCTGTACTTCCTAGTGCCCCTCCTACTCCAGCCATACCAAGACCCCTTTGAAGAACACTTCGCTCAAGTTTATCTGCAGCCCAAGTGTCTATAGACTCTGGATTGGTAAAGTCTAGTTCACTTAGAGGGTTACCGAATAGTCCACCTAGGTCAGGTCCTTGACCTGGATTACCTGTACCGGTGCCTTGTGTGCGGCTGGTGCTCCTGTCACCTGCATCACTGGGTTCGGACCCTGTAGCAGCTAAAGTAGGTACTGCGGTTGTGTACCCCTCTGGGATAGGAGTAGCAGGGACACCGTCCACGAAGAGAATCATCTGGCTAATCCCACCAGGCCCGTAGTATTGCCTGTAATCATTCACAGGAGGGGTGGCTGGTTGACCAGCTCCAGGTTGACCAGCGCCACCAAAACCAGGGGTAGTCCATGCCAGTGGATCAAAGGAGGGAGCAGGAACTAAGCCACCCTCAGCCATCATAGGAGCTTCCTCCTGTGGCGGCATCTCTTCCATTGGGGCAGCCATAGGTTCTTTACCTGTACGACCGTCAGCTTCCATCTCCATCATACCTTGCTTAGCTTTAGTGCGAAGCTTCTCGAAGAAGTTAACACCAAAGTACTTAAGGACATCAGCAGGTATAACGTACTCACCTTCAGACAACATAGCTGGGATATCATCCCGTACATTCTCAGGAGTAGAGCCAATGGGAATATCGTTACCACTCACAGGGTCTGTACCTACGATACCACCCTCAGCCATTGTCTTCGGCTTCTTACTATAGTCCATCTTCATCCCCTTAGGTCCTGTAGCTACTTCTGACAACTTCTCAGTACCAGTAATGTCTACGTTATTGTCTTCTGCAAACTGTCTCTCAAACTCAAGTGTACTCATCTTGTGTTTACCAACGAACTCCACCTCAGTCATCTTACCGGAGGAGGCTAGGAAGTAGTCGCTCATAGCATTCTTAGAGACAAGACCACCCTCAGCGTAACCGAATAAACGCCTAAAGAAACCTTTTTCAGCTTCTGGTTCAGGGTCCTGTGCGTCCCAGCGGGGTGTCCTAGGTGGTGATCCTTCCGCCCTGTTCATGTCTTCTGCCGCTCTCAGCACCGCATCTTTCACCGCATTGTACCCTATAATTATATTCTCACTCTTACTTTCTGTGTCGTCAGTAAGCTGTTCTAAAGGGAAACCTAGTTCGTCTGGTGAGTCATGGTCCATCAGGTCTATAAGTGCCTCTTCTGAATTACCACCACCTTGAAACACGTACTTAACTAAATTATAGGTAAGTTGGTCTGACTCAGGCAGATACTCAGCTACAAAACCATCTATATCCTGGCCCACGACTTCTCTTAGTCTTCCTAGTCCTCGGTGCCTAATCTCGTGAGACCACACTGTGTTAGAACCTTGGAAGTCACCGATAGTATAGACGTCCCCTACGTCCCCTGATTCAAATCCTGCTTCCTCTCTGAAAGCATTTGCCTGAGGGTCGTCCTGCTTTGTGTAGATACCTGCTGCATTCAAACGTTGGGGGATAATACGTGCACCAGGTCCTTCCCCATCTTGAGCACCATAGCCTAGACGGACAAGGGGGTCAGAAAAACCCTTAGTCTCCATGTCTTGAACGAACTCCATGTCACCAAACGTTTCCTGCATCTGGCGGTTCTCAAGTCTTTCTCTTTGTACTTGCTCACTAGTCTTAGGGCGTTTGGACACCCTTGGTGCTGTCTCAACCATTGACTTTCTCCCTCAGCTTTAGCAGCTTACGCAGTGCTCTGATTTCACCCTGACTTCTAAACACATCAGAAGTATCTGTTGCAGTCTCTAAGCTTGACTGGGCGATACGAATACGATCCTTAAGCTCCTCAAGGAAGTCATCGTAGAGGTGCTGGTCATTAACGAATGGCTTTAGGTTCATTGCTCCATACCCTCGCCTGTGTTACCTGAGAACCCAGGGGTACCTGGGGCTGGCACAGAGCCTGTACCAACGTTACCACCCCCAGCTCCGGTAGGGTCCATAGGCGCAGACCCCTCAGGGCCACCAGGCCCCCCTACAGGAGCCTGTGGTGCCATCTCTGGGTTGGCTGCTTGGAACGTCTTAAGCATCTCAGCTTGTATAGCTGCTCGTTGCATAGAGTTCGTCACCTTATCAGGATCAAGATCGAGAGACTTAGCAATCTCACGGATGATGTAATCCAACTTAGCAAATGGTGCAAGCACAGGGTTCTGTACAAGACCAAGCAACTGCATCAAACGTTGACTACGTACTTCGTTAGCCATGAGTGAGTCAGTACCTGCAGCTTTAACCTCAAGGTCACCCTGAATCTCTGG